ATAACCATCCCAGCCTTGATGTAGTATTTTACAATCTGACAATACGCTTTGCACGTCGTGTTCAAATAATGCAACGCATCGATCTTCAGTAATGGGACTACCTACTGCCTTTCCTGACTCTTCATCCGAGCCTAAGATTAGATGCCCTATACCAACGGTAGGTAGCCCTAGATGATCATGATAGACCTCTAGTACCTTTCCCTCATCGATGGTTAATTGTTCTCTTAGTTTATTCGTATCCATTGGTTGGCCTCCGCCTATCTACATATAGATTATAGTCGCTTTTGATGTCAATTGCAACTGTTATCTACCTTTCACGTGAATTAATTTAACATATGTATATTATAACGTATTTAGGCGATGAGGTCAACTGTTGTTTTATCGCTCGAACAGAGTTTCTGCTCTACAATATTCTGCACTCCTGCAGTCTCTTATGTTTTGCTCCCAAATTGCAGCCTCAGGCATCCAATCAAATTCAATATCTCGTATGTAATCATTAGCACTACACTGCATTACAAACATACTACTTAATAGCAATAAGAACTTTTTCATCTCTCTCCCTCTTTAACGTTTTGTATCCCTCTTCATCTAAATGTGTAATAGCAAGCCAAGCATGCGTCATTTCGTCGCCTGTTCTTGAGCCTCCTACTACCCACATATCAGGGTCTGGATTATTTGGATTGTTAGCAGTATTATCATACCACTGTTTTAAAACAATAACAGCACCAGCAGGTATTAGCGGCGCTGCATCTGGAGCAAACAAATGACTATGATGCCATACAGCACTCCAATTAGATACTTGACTAATCTGCTCAGTTCGTCCTGTCTTAGGATAAAATATCTCTAAGCTTGCGGCATTCATTCTTAAATGACCGTGAGGTTGAAAGCTATCTAACCTTACTGGATGATCAAAGCTATGGAAGCCTTGCGTCATATAATAGCCATTTGGAGGAATAACTATATCGGCTTGGTCTCCTAATCGATATAAAGCCAAATCTTGTTCGTAGTTCAGTTCTAGGCTTTCCTCTTCTGTGTATAACCAAAGCCCAATCTCCACTACGTTGTCTTTGATAACTGATCCTTGTGCCATTGCTCCAAGTCCACCCGGGAACATATGAATGTCCCAACTCACTTGCGAATTTGCTGGAAGCTTTCTGCATACTCCCTCTGGGACGATCTCTCCCCACTTTCCCATAGCATATTCAGTCAGCATACCTTGTCTGCCTCCATTATTAATAATACTACTATTAGCATGATGTACTACTGACTTTGCATTGCCGCGTGGCTTAACCTGGATTGCTTTGATGCACCTATCTTCAGTTAGTCCTGTTGGAACATTATGCTTATGCCACAAGTCATTACCACTTGCTGGTATGTCTATAGCAACGCTAGGTATAATATGATCCGGGGCTCCAAAGTCGTCCTCAAAGCTCCACGCTTCATGGTCTCTTAACGGAGGATACTGAAACACAATCTCCCCGTCACCATGCTGTGCTCCTTGATCAACCCACTCCACAACTGTGTCTATATCTTTTTGAGACAGCCTCCAGTCACCTTGTAAGTCTTGTATACCAATGCCATGATCATATGCATAAGGCGGCATTTCTCTCTTCATGACCTTAAGCGATATTAATGGTGCCCAAGGTCTAACTTGCTCATATGTTTCGAAACTCATTGGTCCTATACCACCTTGTCGGTGACACACAACGCAATTGTCGTTAATGATGTTTGCTACCTCTGTAATATAATCTGTCGCCCATGCAGGTGCAGAGGCTATGGCTAAAAGAGCCACGGCTATGAACTTATTCATGTTTTTATCCTCTAGGTTTGTAGCAACTGCTGAGAGAACTCTCAATGCTACTTCTATTTAGCTTTTACTTATGTAATGCTTCTGAGGGAGAGTAAATCGATATGAGCTCTTCTTTACCCTTCACTTTAATGTCACCAATGTGCTTAGTAGGATATTTAAAAGGTAATTGATCTTTAGTGAATGATGATATAATAGTTTTGTATTCTAAGTACTCGTGTCTTGCAGCGGTGGCTTCAAGTCTGGCGGCAAGGTTGACGGCATCCCCAATAACCGAGTAATCAAATCGTGACACAGAGCCCATATTGCCAACAATACAATCACCGGTATTAACACCAGTACCAACATTGATATCAGGAAGGCCTCTCTGTTTGTATACTTCTTTAAGTTCATAAGTTTTATTCTCTATCTCTATTGCTGACTTAACAGCCATTTCTGCGTGATTGTCACAAGGCAAAGGAGCATTCCAAAATGCCATTATACAATCGCCCATATACTTGTCTATGGTGCCGCCATTATTTAATATGATGGTAGTCATAGCATCCAAGAACTCATTTACTAGTTCAACTAGCCCTTCTGGATCATCTTTGTTTTTATAAAATTCTGATATTGGAGTAAAGCCGACAATATCCATAAACAAGAAAGACATCTCTTTTCTCTCTCCACCAAGCTTTAATAATGATGGATCTTTAGCTAACATATTAACCATATCCGGAGATAGATATGTTCCGAATTGTCCTTTGATTTGCTCTCTTAATTTATACTGAATAAAGAAGTTACTGCCGTAAGCATGCAAAGCAATAATGATAAATACAATTGTACCAAACGTCCAATCTAGGAGTACGGATGCCGAAGACCAGAAGTAATATGATACGCCGTAGGCGACGAGTCCAGCTACTGCAGAAACGAAAAACGATACTACCAATCCAAGATAATAAACAGCGAGAATTAACGCCATTGATCCAATTAGAATTAGACCTATCTCCAGAAAAGGAGCCCAGTCCGGCCTACTTATGTAACCAAGTGGATCCCTTCCCTCTTGATACTCCTGTTGTAGAAGTGTCTCAACAATCTGAGCTTGAACATAATGAGGATACATTTGCCCAGCAGGAGTTGGTACTAAGTTAGCTAAACCTGCCGCTGTAAGACCTATAATAACATGCTTGCGTTCTAAATTAGGGAGTGTATCAACTCCCCACTCATATTCGTCAAAAGTTTTATTCCAGTTAATCCAAACTGAGCCATCACTATTAGTTTTAAATTCTCTCGGATGAATATAAAAAGAATCTATACCTAAATCTCTATCTACTTTAACTGTAAAGCCTTTTGTATTACTAATTGATCTTATTATCTCTAACGGCATGGTAGGGAACAATCTTGGTGCACAATCTCCATCTCCTACTACCTGAACTGCTAGAGGCATTCTTCTTGTTAAGCCATCTACACTAGTAGACGCATTAACCATCCCTAAACCTCTTACCGCATTATCGAATTCAGGAATGTTAGTTACTATGCCTGGATAGGCATCGACGAAGTCGCAAGCATTGCCATTTCCAGATGTACCTAATCCAATATACCTTCCCTTTGGTCCATCTACATTAGCTGCTTTTTGAGCTAATACAGCTGCAGTTGGCTCTTGTAGCCATGGTGTTAAGTATTTGTCTTGGCCGAATCTATCAGCCTCTGGAAACAATATTGTAAATGCTACAACACCTGCTTGTGCGGTCTCTAACTCTTGAAGCACATTAGCATAATGTCCTCTTGGAAACGGATATTGACCTTTCTCTTTTAATGTACCTTCTCCAATATTTAATATTACAACATCTGAGCTTTTTTGTTTTGGTAGTGAGGTTATCTTTGCATCGAATCCCATTAGTCGAATTTGCTCGACTGCAGCTGGGTCTGATACTTTAACGAATAAGCAGAGCGCTAATACGGCGAACACCGCCCACATTGAAGTTAGGTACTTCATTTATTGTTGTGTAACTGTAATCGCACATCCACCAGACGTTTGACAGTTCTGAGTTAGCGAATAGTTTTGGGTAGTATTACCCTGTTGTATTAAGTTTAAATCTGTTGCATACGATCCGTTTAAAGTTATCGTTGCGTTATGCGCACCATTTCCAGTTTGTAAAAAATCTACTTCGTTACCAGATGTATTGATTCTTAAATACATATTCTTTACTCCATCGTTGGATTGTGAACCAAATACATCATTATTACTACCGTATATTAATATATCTGCCTGGTGTCCAGAGCATGAGGAAGTGTCGCAGTTTCTCTGATGTCCAATTACTGAATTATTATTACCATGAATGTCGATAGTAACTTTATGGCCACCTTTTTCGGCTGTGTCCTTTGCCCAAATAGTATCAGTTCGAGAATCTATTATGTAGCCTTGAGCCCACCACATCTTGTTGCTGGATCCAGCCACGTGAAACTGTATATCATTCTCATTACATGTAGTCTTTGTACAATTTTGCCAGAGCTTTATATTATTACTAGCTCCATCTAGATCACCACCCCAGCTTAGGCCTGATCCCCATGCTGTTGCGCCATAACTTAGATTATCATCTGTATAACCTATTTCTTGATCATGGCCTTCTTGTTTTAAATCAATGAGATTATTGTCGTGCGCGAGCGAGAAGAATATCTTATTATCATATCCTACTTGTTCAATAGTCAAATCTAAATTATCAGTAGATGTACTACTAACTTGATCGATTAAAATACTATTCGTATTATCCGCTCTGCTTAATGATGATAACAACAGACTGGCCGTCACCAACACTAATAAGATTTTTTTGTCCTTCATTTTCACTCTCTATCGTTGTATTGGAACCTATTGGTATTCTTATCGAGATGATTCCATTAACCTCTCTATAAAACCATATTTGTCCCATTCCCTGGTCAATGATGGTATTATACTGTGTAGTTTTATCAAAGCCTAATACTGTTCCTACAATATCTCCTGTTCCGCTTGATGAAGATAACACTCTTTTATTCTTTAATATATTAACTTCCTCTAAGGCTACTAATATATCTTGCAAGAAATCTACATCAAGTAAATCCATATCCAGTTCTGTAAATTCTAAATCATCTTCTGCTAAATAATCATCAGCTAAATAATCTGTATCTAGGTCATTAAAATCTAGAAGAGAAGTAGAACCACCGGCACTAGAGCTTTCAGTTTCATCTTGTTGCTCTCGTATCTCTCTAGGAGGATTGACAATAAACATATTATCAATCATAGCTATACTTAAATTCTGTAATGTAACCGGTTGTGCAGGTTGCTGATCAAAACTTGACACCATCGTAGCTTGATAAGCTTCCGTAAGGAAAACCTCACCCCCTAAATTACTAACAACTATACTTCCAGAAGGTGAACAATCTCCATCGATTGTACACTCACTCTCTGGCAATAATATTACTAAACTTCTTCCTAATTCATCAACTGATGTAGTAAAGTCCGTTCCCCTTACAGCAATAGTAGCTGTTGGAGTTGTTAATATTATATTCTCTCTTGGTACTAAACCTAATCGGCCTGTTGCGAATCTTGCCGTACCACTTACAAAATTCATTGCCATTTTACTATTAGCACTATTATTCGGATCATAATAGTAAGATGTTAATATAACTTCAGTATGTTCCGTTAAACGTAATACTGTATCATCTACAAAGGTCATTTTTAAGCGACCATTTGCAGTTTCTATTTTATCTAATTGCTCTACACCTTGTCCAAGGGTAGTTTCGAATGACTCTTTATCTCGAGTAATTCCACCACTACCCTTGTGTTCGGTTATATCACCAATATCGTTAGCAAATATAAAAGAACTGACTAGTAGTAAACTAGTCGCCAGTATCTTTTTGCTTAATGTCAACAATACCATTCTCTGTATCAAAGTCCGCGTCTATTACTCCAAAGCAGTTTGTGATACTTCCACCACAAGTTCCTGAACTTTGAAGAATATCAATATCACCACTACTTCCTATCCACTCTAATGTTAATGATTGATCTGAACCGTCTAATTGATTTGTCAAGAAGTTGTTTGAACTTCCTATTACATCAACGTTCCAAGTTACATCATCTGCATTAATATCGATATTCCATACGTTAGATCCACCTGTAATATCTAGATCAAAATCCAATCTCTCAGCTGAAGCTGCATAGCCCCAGTCGATATCGAAAGTATTTGAAGATCCAGTTATTGCTGCATCTACTACTGAAGAATCAGCACTACCGCCGTAACCTACGTTCCAATCCCATATGTTTGAACTACCTGTTAACGAAAGGTCAACGTCGGTAGAGTCAAATAAGGTTGGTCCAAAGATTTGGTTTAAGTTACCAATCATGTCAATATCCATAGTAACAGTATTACCTGTAAGTATCCAAGCGGTTGCTGCATCTCCACTAGTGATAGTTCCACCTATTTTATTACCATAACCAATTTGGTCAATGTATAAACGAAGTGTATCACCAGATTGATCTAACAATATTTTATTATCATTAGCGGCTGCGAACACAAGTACTGGGCATAATAAAAGAGCGAATGCGATATATCTTTTAAAAATATTCATCCTCTTATTTCCTCTATTGCAATTGGCGTTTCAAATGTAGATTCAATTTCAATATCTTCTACTTCCGAAGGCCAATTTATTTTCCAAAACGATAATTTTTCGCCTTGGTATATTAGTTCCAACACAGCCGCTTCAATTGTACTCCGAAGCGATCGTGTCACTGATTCATTCTCTGTCATCCCGTCTTCTATTTCTATCAGTTGGGTATCTAGATCAATGAATTTAAATACATCATAGCCATCAGCGATCGACAAAATGGTTTTTGATGTTTGTACATTTATAAGGACTTCTCCCGTTAGTGTACTCACGGCTCTCAAATGAATAGTTACTATATCTCTTCGGTATTGTTGTGAATAACCTATACCTAAAGTCCTAGCTCCTACTCCACCTGTCTCGATGTTAGTATCAAATCCAATGATACCTCCTTCGAGAATAATTCCAGCAAATAATAGTGGAGCTAACCCTGTAGCATCTTCCACATCATCTGCATATTGTTCTCTTGTTGTTCGAACGATTTGTCGTTCACGAGTAAGATTATCTATTCCTACTCTTTCTACTACTCTAAACCATTTACCGTTACCGGCAGTTTTTAAAGCATCGATTAACATCGTAGCTCCACCCTGCGTTACGGCAGTAGAAAATAAAGCTGTTCCTCCAGATTGTTTTCTTTGTCCTGTCAAATCTGGGAATTTATATACTGCTACTACTGGCATTTTCTCTGCTGCCGGTAGATTAAATAATTCTTCATAAGTTGGCATTCTAACAACTTGTGGGCTTTCAACACATTGCAAAAATCCTGCGCAGCCAGTTGCATCCAACCCACCCGGTGGTACTAATGAAGCACACCCGTTTAATAGACCTACGCCTAGTACAATAGCTAGAAGCTTCTTAACCACCACCGCCACCAGCCGTACCCGCTCCGATTGGGATTACTATTTGAGTTTCTGTACCATCTTCGGACACAATCGTCATAACAATAACCTCATCGCCTTGAGTACAAGCCCATAGTGAGGAATCACATATTGTTTTTTGATATGTGATAGTATTTCCTTCTAGTACAAAACTACCAAATGTAGTTTCTGAACAAGTTTCTGCTGCTATTGCTTCAACTGAACAAGTTTGAAATAGTTTTTCTACTAGTTGTTTACTTAGCTGTGCATATATCCTACTCTCAAGGTTACGCATAAATTTAGCTAAGGTTGTATTTTCTGCATCACGTTCTGCAGATTTTAAAGCGCTTTCTATATCATCCGCTATCGCTTGTTTACGTGAGAACTGTTGATTCTCGATAGTTAGATAATGAGATGATGAACCTACGCCACTAAACGAAGGACTTTTAAATTCATGTACAAGCTCATCTCCTTTAACACCAGTGCTAAAAATAGCTAGTGCAACTACAATTCCTACTCCCCATAATACTAATTTACTTTTTCTTTTCATTTTCTTTTTCCACTAAAGTCTCTTTTTCTTCAAGGTCATCTATAAACTTTTGTCTTGCTCTATATTCAAGTACAACATTAACTTTTTGTTGCAATCGAATCATATCTTGATCTAACATTCGAATTTGATCAATCAATCTAATAAGGGCAAAATGCATTTTTTCTAATTGAGGTTCTATTTGGTTAGTAATAAAACTCCAAACATAATATACAAAATAACCCATACCCACCGCTAATACTACTGGGAATCCAAAATCTGAAACTAACTGTCCTATTTCAGACATTAATCTCTCCTAGCGTCTATTTTCCCATCTTCGACAAAGTTCTCTGCTCTTGCTACTCTATCGATCGGTGGCGTTAGCTCTAATGCTGTGCTTACCAATAAATCTATTTTTATTATATCATTATTCATTGTTCCTACCCTTGTTTCTAAACTTTTGCAAAACATGGTTAGGGTTTTCACATCATCTATTAAGCTACTCATCATTTGTTTAAGTATAAGAAATATAAAATAACCCATAACTAAAGCCCCTGCTATCGGGGCACCAACCTCTGCAATCAATTCGAATATCTCCATGATACTATTTATGATGTTTTAGGGATTAGAATTGAACAGAAACACCACATCCACATGCCATTGTGACATTTGGATTGGCAAACTTGAATTGTGAATTAAGTCCTTCTGTTACGTAATCTAGTGTTGAACCCTCTAGAAAGGGTATTGAAATTGGGTCAATGACGATCATGAATTTTCCAAATTCCAGAATATGATCATCATCATGGATAGATTCGGCAAAATCGAAAGTGTACTCATATCCAGTACAACCTCCACCTTTGATACCAATTCTAATAGTATCTTTATTTGCCTTTGAGGTTTTTTCTAGTAATTGAGTGATTGCGCCGTTGGTTAATTCGATCATGGTTACTCCAATTATTATTCTATGAAGTCTTCTCTAGATAAGCCAATAGAGTTATGACCGACCATAGATGCTGAAGGTTTTATATCTTCTTGATCTAAAATTGGGTGGGCATAGTCTGGAGTGTTTTTTGACTCGTAATCTACCATTGCTTGTTTAATAGCATCTTCTGCTAGTACACTACAATGTAATTTAATTGGGGGTAAGTCTAATGCAAGTGCAATATCTTTATCTTTGATTAATTTTGCTTCTGCGATAGTTTTACCCATCATTAAATCTACGAATAAACTGGAACTTGCAATTGCACTTCCACATCCATAAGTTTTGAATTTTACATCGACAATTTTTTCGAATTCATCTAGTAAGAGCTGTAATTGCATTACATCTCCACATGCTGGAGCTCCTGCTAATCCAGTTGCTACTTTTGGATCATTGCGATCAAGTGTACCAACGGAATGTTTTTCAGGATTATCCAATACAGCTTCAAATCTCTGGACAACCTGCTGCGAATAAGCCATGGGTTTCCTCTAGTTAGCGAATGCTACACTAACGGACAGCGAAGTTGCTGCGCCGGTTAATGTATCAGACGGTGCTTTTTGAATATAAGCTACTTCTGCTGCGGCTAAAGTTACAGTGGCGAGTGTAGTTCCACCTGCATTCTTTTGTGTTATAACCTGCACTGTAGTTTTATTATTCAATACTCTAACTAGTTTTGCAAATCCTACATTTGATGCGGATGCAATTCCAGCTTCTGAGCCTAATAGTCTTATTATTGACATTTTCTTTTCCTCTTAATATCTATTTATATATTTTCTAATCTAGAACAGAGTCTTTCTGCTCTATTTGTTACTTGTTTATACCAACGAGAATCTCTTCCTTGGGCTCCTGCTTCCTTCCAATCCCCGGATTCTGCCGCTGCTATCAACATTTTAAATTTGGATAATCTTGTTCTACCCATATTAAATATCATATTGGCAAAGACTTGTTTTGCTTCCTCGGGATAATTATCCCAACCTTCGAAACAAATATTACAATCTTTTAGAACTGATTCAACATCCTTAGCGAATAGTTCTTTACACCTTTCTTCTGTAATAGGAGTACCAACTCTACCGCCAAATTCGCCATCGGTTTCTAATATTAGATGTCCGATACCTACAGTGGGGTAGCCTAGATGATCTAGATAAATTTCATTTACCTTACCTTCATCTATTGTTAATTGTTCTCTTAATTTATCTACGTTCATTCAATTATTTTCCTTATGTGATCCTCGAAAGCTTCAATCTTAGCTGTGCGATCTGGCCACTTTATATATTCCTTTTCAGGGTTAGCTTTTAAATTACTAAGCAATGGTAATATTGCGTTGTATAAGTTATTAACTTTATCTTCTAATACTTTTGATTCGTCTTTTGCTGAAACAGAGGAAGCTGTTACAGCTACTACTGCATCAATCTCGTCTTCATCTACTGCTGTAAATCCAAAATCAAATTTTAATAAATCGTCTGTCATTGTTTTACTCTCCAGATATATTTATATGTTTATATTTATCTTTTCGAGGTATCTTCTTTGATTTATCCTCTTCCACACGAGTGACCGCATGCGCGGGCGTAACGTGCCTAACTTTAAGTTCATCTTTCTTATCGAAGAGGATACTCCAGTTATTATCTAGTTGTTTGTTTGTTATATACATTGGTCTTCTTTTATCGCCTTTACCATTCATACATTAACTATCTTAATTTTTCGCCTTGTCAATTCGTTTAGAATTTTTTGCTTTAACTTAGGTTTGGTACGTTCATTATTTAATGATTCAAATAATTCTGATTTTAACATCCCTTTCATCCAAAAATGTGTTGTTGTTGTTTTTTTAGTATGTCGATCTCTTGTTGTTTGAGATTGCTTAAATTTTGTTGGCATTATTTTTTTATTTTTGTTGTTGTACCATCCTTTTTCACTCTGAATGCTTCAAACGTTATATCAGGATAATCATCCTTTAACGAAAGAAGAGCATAAAGGTTTTCAACGTGATCATCAAATAGTCTTATTCTTTTATATTTTCCAGTATCTAAGTATTTCTTAAATACAATTTCTTTGTTTTTAGCTGCACTACCTAAACCGATATTACCAGCTCTTTCGACATGAACATTATCCATATCAATCCCGTATGACTTAAAGGTAGAAATAAATAATTTCCTATCATCCATATCACCTCTTGCGGTAACAAAGATAACTTCTGATCCTTTAGCAACGGCATTTTTAATAATCGCTTTTGTCTTAGCAATCATCTTACCGATCGGAGCACTTTGAGTAAATAATTTGGCAGATTTAAACTGACCAAAATCAAACTCTTCTCCTTTACCTAATTTATAAGAATTAAACTCGACATTGTCTAAGGACTTTAAGATCTTTCCATCTTTCTTGACTTGGATCTTAGCCTTAGACCTAAATAAGGTTTCATCTATATCAAATATAGATAATCCTTTATTTCCTTTTGCCTCGAGTATTAATTGGATAATTTTCCTGTTCATGCATCTATTTATAATGCATTGAAATCTAAATCTTAGGTATTCCTGCGAAATGTTTATTTAAAACCTGAAGAGCATCTTCGTACTCTGCAACTTTCATAACTTCTTTCGATAATGTTTCTATTACATCTGGGTGATCACCAACACCAGCTGGGTTTTCTAAGAAAACCTCTATATTAGCTTTGTGTTTTTCAATCTCGCCTGTGTAATAAGATTTTAATGCATTTAACAATATTTTTCTCACTTTTTTCTCCGTTTATATAAATCAATTGTTTCTACTAATTCCTGATCCCAGCTATCTCTGTGTTCGACAAAAATCTGTGGACCCTGATCTCCTGCTATACATACCACGATTTGCGTTATGGGAGTTCCTGTTCTTTCTTCCCACATAATTGCATAAGCACAGCATTGCATAAAATAATTCGTTACCCATTCTTTCTTTTTAAATTTGTTAGATGTTTTCCAGTCAATAATACTAATTTTATTATTCCATACACCTACACAATCTACTGTACCAGCTACACCTAGGTGTTTCGAATACATTCTTTTCTCGGTAGCATATACCTTAGATAAGTTCT